CATAAGAAATTTTATCTTCTTGAAGCGTGAGTATATCTGTTTGTCTAGCGTATAACTTTTGTATTGATCCAAAAGAATCTTCAAGTGGTTTAAAATTTAAAAGTCCTAAGTTAAACTCATTAAGTCTGTTGATGTTAGACTCATCGTTATATACACCACTATAAGTTAAGTCTGCAAATCTATGAGCTTCTTGATATTCTTGAGCCGACGTTGTTGTCACCCTGTTTCCTAAAGCTAAAGCTTCTCCTTTTATAGAGTCTCTTATGGTATAGCTTTCAACGCCATTTCCAAAAGTAAAACAATCAAAAAATTCCGTGTCTATAACTGCTGGTTGCTCTGTATTTATATCTTGATTACTTTGAGTTCCTTCATGCTGTCCACTATCATCTATTAGCAAAGACAAATTATTTTCATACCATACATCAGGTAAGGCATCAGATGGAATAGTTTCAAAGACAACAATACCTCCGCTATTAGCTCTTTGAACACTAATGTTCATTTGCACAAAAGATCCGAATCTACTAGCGCGAGATCCAGTCGCTATTAGCCATAATGAATTATTCCCGCCATTATTAGGATCGCTTCTCCAAAAATTGTAATAATTAGTAGTTAGATCTGTTGATATATAACCAGGGCTAGTATTAAAGTTAAAAGGAATATTTTCAGGAGGAAACAACTCTCCTGGTTGTCCAAGTATCGGAGGTATATTTGGTCCTCCGAGATAAACATTTTTAGTTTTAGGAGGATTTTTACCACCATTTTCAAATATGCTTTCGGTTTCAATACGCTCACCAATATTGTCTCCATTAAACCAATCCATAAAATTAGGATAAGTTGTCTGTGAAACAAGATCAGGATTTCTATAAGTATTTTTTCTGCTTTCTATTCTATCAACTGAAATAAAAGATTGAGGACCCCTTCTGCTCTGTTCAATAAATATGCTTATACCACTGTTAACTGGTATAGTATAGTCTACATATGAATCTCCAAAAGCTGCAGTTGTGTCTGGGTTTTCAATGTTAACTATAAAAGATCCTACTGGAAAAGAACTTCCTGTTGGTCTTGCTACAGCACTTGTTTGTGGTCTTGTAACAAGATTTCCTCCTATTTCTCCGCTTGCTACTAAATTAATGCCACTTGGTATAATTTCCATATAGGGGCCGGCTGGCACGTCTATATAGTATCCTTCTGTTATAGGGTCTGTTTTTGGAGGTCCATTTGGCGCAGGAATTAAAAGAAAGTCTTTAGCCTTAACTGATTTACCAATAACAACAACTTCAGTACATGAGTTTAAAGCTCCACCAGCATCACTCTTTACTATAAGTCTTTGTCCATCTTCAATTTTTGCCGCATTCTCTCCTTCTAATAAAAAGAAATAACTATTACTCCTAGGATCTTTATAGTACACTTCACTATAAATAGTTTCGTAAGTAGACTCATTTGGTTTAATAACAAACTTGTAGAATTTAGCCCAAACAGGAGCTCTTTGTGTCCAAGGGATAGTTACTTGTATTTCATTTTGAGTAATTGAATTTCCACAAGGTATTTGAATCGTATTATTTGGACTTACTAAAGCCGTAGATGATCTTAAAAATTCATCCATATAAACTATTCCTATTTCATAGCTTCTGTTACTATGCAAACTTGAAGGTGTTAAGGTACTCCCTAACTCAGCCGTAAATGAAAGAAATTGAAAATACTCATAAAAACCTCCTGATGGAGCAGCCGGATCAACAACAAATCTAACAGCAGGTATTTGAAGCTCTAAAGAAGTTGCTCCAGGAGCATTACCAACAATTGCTATTGGATCTCCTGCTGAAATTATACCGCTTGAAAATTTTGTTACTGTTCCCGTTGGAGTTGTTAGTGTTGGTGGAACTGAACAATTAAACCGGTCTGTTAATGTATACCCATCACACGATGTCTCTCCAGATGCTGCGTAAACAGGTTTAATATTTGCAGTTGTACCTATTGCATTTTTAAATTCAGTTGAATCAATTAACTCATATATTGAATTATAGTTTGAAGGTAAAACAAAAATAAATTGAAGAGTTGTATTTTGAGTTGTTTGAGTTGGTTGTCCGCTTGTAGGGTCGAATATATAATGTTCGTAAGTAAAAAGAAAATTTAAAGAAGCTGTAGCAATTAATTCAGTGTAGGGATTTATTTGAGATAAGTTTATATTAACTCTAGCTCCAGGCACTAATTGAATACTACCAAAAGTATAACCACCAGCATTTAACGTATGCTTTAGTTTTGTGGTTTTTACTTGACCAGCAATTAAATCAGCGGAATATTGTAATTGTATAGGATCATTAAAAACATCTTTTAAGTCATAACCTTCAACATAGTTACCATAAACTAACCTGTTACCCATAATTGTTTGAGCTTGAGCAAGTAATGGAACATTATCATAAAGTCTCAGTAGCTCTGTCGATGGAATAACTGTAAATATTTTGCTATTGTTAAATTCAAAAGAATACAATTGATTATCTGCATAACCTAAACGATCTTTATTTAACTTATCAATAACCTTAATTGTACTATCAGTACTTTCTTTATATAAAATTTGTATTGATTTTACTAAAGGACCTCCAGAATTAAAACCTACATCAATTGATGTAATGGTATTAACCATTCCTTCGTTTAAATTTGAAGCAAAATCATAATTATAAAAAGCTGGAGAAAATGCTGGAGCAGACCACTGTGAAGTAGCGGAATATTCATCGTTTCCATATTGATATCTATAAGCAAAACAAATAAATCGTTCTTCTAAAAAATCATCTGTATTACCTGAGGTAGAACTTTCAAGTAAAAACGTAGGAGCAGAAGTAGGTGGCTTTTTAATAACCATCAACTCTTCAGCTGTTATACCATCAGTATTGTAAAAAGGATTAGGATAGTTTTGTAATATATTAATAACCCTTGGAGGGTTAAAGTTATCCGTAAAAAACAACAAGTCATCTACCAAGTCAACAGCTGTAATTAAATGTGTTGCGTTAAAGTTTAGGGTTGTACTTCCACCAGATCCATCATCAATGCTAATAACATGATAAGTTAAATTTCCTGTAGTAGGATTAAAAGAAACAATTAAATCTATCTTCCCTGTGTTTCCGATAGTAAATGCTGGATCATGAACAAACCAGTATATACGGTTATTCTGTCCATCTTCATACGCACCCAAACACCTAGCTTGATCACTTAATAATTCGGCTCCTGATATTGATCCTGTCTCTTCGTACTGAAGCGAGGTCAACTTGGTATTACCTTTAGAATTTTCTACTGAACCAATTTCAGATCCTTCAGTTGATCCTAGTCTTACATTTAATGCATCCTCATATTCACCATTCGGTATAAGCCTTTCGTCAAGAGACTTATTCATTCTCCCTGCGATAAAATTTCTTTGAATATTTGCCATTCTATTTAAGCCACTTGTTTTGTCCTCTCATGCTCATTAAAAGTCTTCCAGGATGAATATCACTTATTCTAATCTTTGCATTTCTTAATAAAGAACTTTTATCTTTTCTAGCTCTGTTTATTATATACTCTTGTACTCCAAATTTATTATTTAATATTTCATATTTTACATATGCATAGAGATATTCTTCAAATAATTTATTTACACTTACCAATGAATCATTTCCGCTTTCCATTCCGTCCGATATATATTCTAAAACACACTGCTCATTAGCCATTGTAGAATCAAAATTAATAACACCCGCCTTCTTGTCTATTCTAAAGGTAGGATTAGCATTAGCGGTTTCAGTATTTAGACCATATCTAGCTCCAATATTATAATCTCTCCATGTGTCGGGATTATCTGGTGAGACATTTGACCCATCATTAGAATTGTTTTGATTTAGGTATATGCTTTGTTGTGATCCATTAACTCTTTCAGTATCTAGTGTTGAGTCTGCAGTTCTTACACTACCATCATTATTAAAACTTAACGTGCCAGTTGAACTTTGAAGATAAGATATAGCTGAATTTACCTGAATGTTTTCCGTAAGAGGTCTTAAGAATCCATTTTTATAAAGAGATATGCGTACCCAATTAACATAATCAGCCGGAAGAATAAATATTAAATTATCAAACACCTTTAGTTCTAAAGCTTTTATTTCTTTAAAGGCATCATAGTTAAGTTCTTGTATACCTCTTTTTGCATGAAACAAAATTTTATATCGCTCTTCGTTATTTATAAGTCCATGATTTCCCGCATACATTAACATGAAATTATTAACTATATCAGATAAATAAACATATTGATACGATCCCCAATTTTTATTAGTAGGTAAAACACCAGCGTTTTCGTAATATTGAAATTCAGATAAGTATGCCATTAGTTTTCTTTTTGTTCTTCCATTTGCTCCTGCTCTGCTCCAAACTGAGCCTCTTGTATGTCTCTAATTGACATGCCAGCATACTGTAGTATTTTAAATACAAGTGATGTTTCATCATCTGGTGATAATTCAAAATCTTGAAAGTCAGCTTGACTTTGATTAAAAGCAGGGTCTCCATTAGCCACTGCTATATAAGTCCAGTTTGGTTCTTTAGGATAGCGTATATATTGAGCTTGTATATCGGTAGCTCCATTAAATTGTCCAGGGAAAATTGTCATAAGGTTTCCTTGTAAAGAATAAGCAGGGAATGCTAATGTTGGTGAAGTAAGATTCGAGCCTGTTAGCATAGTTATTTTGCTATTAGTTACTTTTTCAGCTTCACCTTGTAATACTCCGTTGCTAAAACAAAGAACTTTATTTATTAAATAATAGTCATCTGAAGTTGTTATTTGAGAAGGTAAGAAGTATTCGTTTAAAATATTTTGAGTTAGCGTTTTTGTTTCTGAAAACATATCGATAACCTCTTCGTATCCTTTAGTAATATTGGCATACCCGGTGCC